CTCAATTTTAGTCAAAATTCCCTTTTTACCGCCGACTGGTAAGATTTTTAAAATTTAAGGAGGATTAATATGCCAAAAGGACAAACAGGAAGTGCTAAAACAATTAGCAAACATTTAACAAAAGAAGAAAAAACAATACGTATAGGAATTGAAGATACTATTAAAGGAAGTAATGATAAATTAATTCCTCCAGATTATTTAACAGAACATCAAAAAGAAATATTTAATTATATTGTTAATGAACTATCACAAGCAAATATTTTAGGAAATTTAGATGTATTTGTAATTGAAAAGGCTGCTGTTGCAATAGACAGAACGCAAGAAATGGAGAAACAGATTAATGAAAGCCCTGTTTTATTAGAAAATGCAACATTTATAAATACAAAAACAAAATATGACACAATTTTCAATAAGATGTCTGATTTGTTGTGTTTATCACCTTCTGCACGTGCAAAAGTGGCGTTGGCTTGTTCAAATAAATCAAAAGAAAATAAGAACCCGCTTTTAGACATTTTAGGTGGTGATGAAGATGACGATTAATGAATTTAAAAAACATAAATCGTACAAATATGCAAAAGACGTTGTAGATGGAAAGATACCATCGCCAAAATACGTAATTGAACAATGCCAGGATTTTATTAATATTGCGGATGATAAAGATGAAGAATTTAAAATAAATACAAAACGCGTATCTAAGATAAATAGCATTTTAAAACTTTTAAGAATGCCAAAAGGTTTAAGTGCTGGGAAAAGTATTTCTTCAAGTTTGGCTGGCTTTCAATGGCTTTTAATTATTGCTTCATTGTGTGTTGTTTATCGTGATAATACAAAAAAAAGAAGATATGAAACTGTTTTACTTGAAATTGCAAGAAAAAACGGTAAAACATTTATTGTTGGCCTTTTATTTATTTTATTATTCTTTTTGGAACCGAAATATTCATATTTTTATAGCGTTGCTCCAGATGGATCATTATCGCGTGAAATTAAAAAAGCGATTGAAGAAATTATAGGTAGTAATACACATATTTTTAAACTTGATGGCCCTGATGCCATATTTAAAATCCGCCGTGATGATATAAGGTGTCTTCTATCTGAATCTTTTTATGTGCCTTTAAATTATTCTAATTCAAGATTAGATGGTAAATTACCAAATGTATTCGTTGCTGATGAAGTTGGGGCATTGCCAAATAGTTACGCACTAGAAGCTATGCGTAGCGGACAATTAACAATTTTAAATAAACTAGGTTTTGTTATTTCAACAAAATATCCAACAATTGATAACCCATTTGAAGATGAAGTAAAATATGCAAAATCAATTTTTGATAAAAAAATTGAAGATAAAAAAGTATTTGCATTATTGTACGAACCAGATGATGTTGAAAACTGGGCAGATAATGATGACGTATTAAAACACGCAAACCCATTAGCGTTAGAAGTTCCAGATATTTGGGAAGACTTGTTAGATAAAAGACAACGTGCGATTGAAATGCCTTCTGCACGTGTTAACTTTTTAACAAAGCATTGTAATATTATTTATCAAGATTTAGGCGTTGAAGCATATATTAATGTAGAAGCTGTTAAAAAATGTAAAGTTGAAAATATTAATTGGCGTGGTCGTCAAGTTTATTTAGGCCTTGACCTTTCTATGTCTGGTGATAATACTGCTGTATCCATGGTTGCATTAGACGATGATGAAGAAACAATATTGGCAGAAAGTTTTTGTTTTATTCCGCACGATAGAATAGAAGAAAAAACCAAATTTGAACATATTGATTATAGACGTTTTATAGAAGAAGAACATAAATGTTTCGCTTGTGGTGAATTAACAATAGATTATGGTTATATAGAAAACTTTATAATGCAAATTGAAAACAAATATGGTGTAGAAGTTGTTTCTGTTGGCTATGACCGTTGGAATTGTTTATCTACTGCACAAAAACTTGAAGAAAGCGGTATAAATATGGTTGAAGTAAAACAGCATTCATCAGTTTTGCACGCACCAACAAAATATTTAAAAGAAAAAATATTAGATGGCAAATTTAAATATTGTAATAATACATTATTAGAAATCAATTTTTCAAATGCACGCTGTATGTATGATACGAACCAAAATATGTATGTTAATAAGAAAAAATCAAAAGAAAAAGTTGATATGGTTGTATCAATGCTTAATGCTATGTATTTATTACAACAAGACGAAGTTTACGGCTCAGATTTCGTAGCTGTTTCATTCTAATAAATCAATTTTTGATATTTTTTTTAAAAAAATGCGTTCAAAACACGATATTTTTTTTACATTATTAATATAATATATATAGGAAATATTTTTTAAGTCCGTCGTACGACGGGCTTTTTATTTTTGAAAGAAAGGAGCGGACACGTGGGAATATTTAGTAAAAAAGAAATCCGCGAAACTGTTGAACAACCAGTTGAACAAGAAAATGCCAACGATGCGTTGTTAGAAATAATTCGTGGAAATTACACAATCACAAAACAAAAAGCAATGAATGCACCAGCTGTATCCGCTTGTGTTTCTAAAATTAGTGAAATTGTATCTATGCTACCTATTAGATTATATAAAAAAGATGGCGATGACGTTCAAGAAATTGTTGACGATTATAGATTAAGATTACTAAACAAAGAAACTGGCGATACATTAGACGCTGCACAAATGAAAAAAGCATTAGTTGTTGATTATTTCCTTGGTAAAGGCGGTTATTGTTATATAAACAAGCGTGGAAATAAGATACTATCATTGCATTATGTTGATGAAGAAGATGTTGCTTTCATAGCAAATGAAGATCCTATTTTCAAGGATTATAAAGTGCTTGTGAATGGAAAGGAATATAATTCATTCGATTTTATAAAGCTTTTACGTGCTACAAAGAATGGCTATGACAGTATTTCAATAATTAAAGAAAACGAAATACCATTTTTATTAGCTTACCAAACTGCAATGTTTGAAAAAACCTTGCTTGAAGCTGGCGGAAATAAAAAAGGCTTTTTACAAGCAGACAAAAAGCTAAGTCGTGAAGCTATGCAAGCACTAAAAGTAGCATTTAGAAACTTGTACAGTAATAAAAATGAAAATGTTGTTGTATTAAACGATGGGCTTACATTTAAAGAAAGTTCAAATAGTTCTACTGAATTACAGTTAAACGAAAATAAAACAGTTAATAATAACAATATTTGTAAAATATTTAATATTCCGCCTTCATTATTGAATGGCAATGCTACTTCAAATGATGAAAGAATTTTTCTTACGAATTGCATAATTCCATTGTTAAATAAATTTGAAACAGCAATAAACCGTGATTTATTACTTGAAAGTGAAAAAGATACATTATTCTTTGCGTTTGATATAAGCGAAATAGAAAAAGCTGATATAGAAAAACGTTATTCAGCATATCAAACAGCTGTAAAGGAAGGATTTATGCAAATTGATGAAGTTCGTCAACGCGAAAACTTACCAAAACTTGGATTAGACTTCATTAAATTAGGTTTGCAAGACGTTTTATTTGACCCTGAACAAAATGTAGTATTTACGCCAAATACAGGGTTATCTACTGACTTAGATAATGTAAAAGTAGATACAAAAAATGATGTTAGTTCTTCTGGAAACCCAGATAACAATATAACAGATACAGACAATTCAACAAAAGGTGGTGAAACTGAAGATGAAAATTGAAGTAAGAAACGATAGCGTGCAAATCAGCGGTTATGTAAACGCTGTTGAACGTGAAAGCAAAATTCTACACACAAAAGATGGTAAACCATTTGTAGAAAAAATTAAATCTGGTACATTCAAACGTAGTCTTGATAGACACGGTGATGTAAAACTTCTTCTTAACCACGATAAAAATAGGGTTTTAGGAAGTACTAAAAATAATTTGGAATTACGTGAAGATAACATAGGTTTAAAAGCCACTGCAACGATAACTGACGCAGACATAATTAATAAGGCTAGAAATAATGAATTAGTTGGTTGGTCGTTTGGTTTCTATGCTTTACGTGATGTAAAAACACAAGACGAACAAAGAAATTTAGAAGTTCGTGATGTAAGTGAATTAGATCTTTTTGAAGTTTCAATTCTTGATAATACAAAAGTTCCAGCATATGACGGAACATTAATAGAAGCACGTTCACTAGATAGTGAAGATGACATTGTTGAATTAAGGGTATCTGAAGAAGAAGTTGAAACAGAAATAAGAGAAGAAGAAAAATTAAATAATGATACTAACGATAATGAAGAAAGTAAGGTTGAAGATGATAAAAAAGAATTAAATTATGAGTATTCAAATCGTTATTATAAAGCAAGAATAGTTAATAAATAGGAGGTTAAAAGACTATGAATTTAAAAGAACTTTATGAATTAAGAAATGCAAAAGTTGAAGAAATGAAAGCTGTTATTAATGCAGCTGATGCTGAAACACGTTCTCTTAACGAAGATGAAGCATCTAAGTTTTCTGCTTTGGAAGCAGAAGTAAGAAACCTTGACGCTACAATTGCTGCTAAGGAAGCTGCAAGAAAGCTTGATAAGGTAGACGCACCTGCAGACAATAACGAAGCAGAAACAAGAAGTGCAGAGGAAATCGTTAGTGCATTCGTACGTGGTGAAGAATTACGTGCTGGTGAAATGACTACTACAACTGACGGTAATGTTATTCCTAATGAACTTTCTAAGGACATTGTTAAGCGTGTAAGCGAACTTTCTGGTATCTTCGGTAGAGTATCAAAAGTTAATTCTACTGGTACTTATACACAGATTAAAGAAGGACAGAAGATCGCAGCAGGTTGGACAGATGAATTAGCAGAAGTTACATCTAGTGAAGCAACTTTCCAGACTGTTGAAATCGGTCACTACAAACTTGGTGCACTTGCTAAGATTTCTTATGAATTAATCAACCAGGCTAACTTTGATATCGTAAACGAAGTTGAAGCTCAGACTGTTGATGCAATGGTAGAAAAGGTTGAAGATGGTATCATTAATGGTACTGGTGTTAAACAGCCTACTGGTCTTGTAAGTGGTGGTACTGCTTTCAATACAGCTTCTGCTGCAGCTATTACTGCTGATGAATTAATTAAGATAGCACACACATTAAAGGCACCTTTCCAAAGAAACGCTGCTTGGTTAATGAACAGAAATACACTTTGTGCTATTAGACTTTTAAAGGATGACTATGGACAGTACTTATTCCACGAAGCAGAATTAACTTCTGATTTTGCTGGTTATATCCTTGGAAAACCTGTTCTTTTATCTGAAAAGGTTGATGATTTCGTAGTATTCTACGGTGATTACGCTAGAGCTTACAAAGTAAATGCAAATCCAGCAATGACACTTCAGGTTCTTCGTGAAAAATATGCTACACAAGGTATGATTGGCGTTCTTTCATTCTTATTCATTGATGGTAAGCCAGTTAATGACGAAGCTTATGTAGTTGCTAAGCATTCTGCTTAATATTCTATATTGTGTGTGACTGACACCATAAAAATCAATCATTAATGGCTGTACAAATGTGCAGCCATTCTTTTTTAAACAAAAAAAATCTGCGTGTTCGCAGAAGATAAGGAGGCAGACAATGAAAATTAAATGTTTAATTCCATTTGCTTCGCTTCAAATATCAATGTCAAAAAATCAAATCGCAGATTTTGATAATGAAGAACTAGCTAAAGAATTTATACGTGCTGGTTTTATTGAAGAAGTAAAAGAAACAAAAACAGTTAAGACTACAAAAAAGCCTACAAAGAAAGTAGGTGAATAAAATGCGTATAAGTGAAATTTCTTTAAATGATGCAGTTGAATACTGCAGAATAGATGAACCAGATGAAAATGATGAATTAGAAATTGAAAATTTTATGCAATCAGCAAAATCATACATTAAAAATTATACTGGATTAAATGATAATGAATTAGATGATTTTGAAGATTTATCAATTGCCTATTTAATGATAATTGCTGACTTTTATGATAATCGTAATTTATATGCAGATTATAAAGCGACAACGCTAAACAAAGGCATTGAAACTATATTAAATTTGCATTGCCGTAATTTTGTGTAAGGCGGTGATTGTTATGAAAGTAATGGAAATAGGAAGACTAAATAAAAAAATTCAATTTTTAACGTATGAAGAAACAATAGATGAACTTGGACAAAATAAACAATCGTTTGTTGTAAAACGTAGATGTTGGGCTGACTTATATCCAGTACGAGGGCAGGAAAGATATGAAGCTATTAAAGCAAGGGGGAACCAGGCGAAGGTTGAACAAGTACAATACAAGTGCTATGTAAGATTTTTTGAAGGTCTAACATCATCAAATTTCTACCTAAAATATAAAGGTCGTCTATTTAGTCTTGATTCTGTGATAGATATAGATAATCAACATACATTCTATGAAATCTATTGTACAGAAGTAATTGATAAGAAGGTAAAAGCTAATGTCAATGACGCTTAAAGTTGAGGGGCTTGAAGAGTTACAAGATAGCTTTGAAAAGGTTATAAGACAATTTCCAGACGACGCGGGCGATGAACTTCGAAAACTTGGGTTACAAATTAAAAAAGATGCAATATCAAATACAAAAGCCAGAACGGCAAGTAATCCAAAACATAAACAGTCTTTATTAAGAAATTATGGTGTATCGCAAGTTAGGGGCACTTATTTAGATCAAGAAGTTGATATAACAACAAGTTCTCCTCATTTCCACTTAGTTGAAGATGGACACGAACAAGTAATGCCATATAAAATTATGGGTCATCCATATTCACGCGGTGGCGAACACGTAGGAAGGGTTCAGGGTTTTGATATGTTGAAAGATGCGATAGAAAAAAACGAAGATGAAATGCCTAAAAATATGGAAAAAATGGTAGATAAAATATTAAAGAAAAATGGGTTTTAATTATGATTAAATATACTGAATTAAAAAAGGGGTTAAATACCTATTTAAAAACATTGTACAGTCCAAGTGAATATTCATTTTATTCTGGTATTGAAGTGGTCGAAGGATATACACGACCTTCTTTTTTCACTTCATTAGAAGCAATCGATACAGAACTAAGTAATTTTTGTACATCAAAAAATAGTTTTGTATATTACATAGATTTTTTACAAGTTGAAACCAATGAATTTGAAATGTTATCAATACAAACAAAACTTGTAAGTAAATTTAGAAAGGGCTTTAGTATCGGCGATAGATATATTATGCCAAATGATGTTAAAGCCAGTATCGTAAAGGGTGAAAGAACTGTTTTAGAAGTAGCGGTAGATTTTACGTATTACGACGACATTATATATGATGACGACGACAAACCAGAAGACGCAGAACTAATGGAGTCGTTTGAATTAAATGAAAATACAACAAATTAATAGGAGGTTATATTACTATGGGAATGCCAAGTATAGTTATTAAATTTGCAGAAACAGCAGCAACTACAATTAAAAATGGCGACAGAGGAATAATCGCTATGATTTTAAAAGAAGCAACTGTACCTGCTAAAAATCCACAAACTTTTTATAATGTTGGCGACATTGATGAAAATAGTGGTTTATCTGCTGAAAACATCAAACAGATTAAATTAGCACTTATCGGATATCAGACAGCACCAAAAAAGGTAGTTGTTTATTTTGTTGCAGATGGTGAAACTGTTGATTATACACCAGCACTTAACGCACTTTCTGGAATTGCCTTCCAATATTTAGTAATTCCTACTGTCGAAACAGACGGTAAGACACAAGATATAGTATCTTGGATTAAAAATGAACGTGATAACAATAAACACAAAGTTAAAGCCGTTCTTCCAAATACTAACGCTGATAGTGAAGGTGTTATTAACTTCACAACTGCACAGGTTGTAGAAAATGATACAACTTATACAACAGAACAGTATTGTTCAAGAATTGCTGGTATCCTCGCAGGAACACCATTAACAATTTCTTCAACATATGCACCACTTGGTGAATTAACTGGCTGTTCAACACTTTCAAAAGACGAAATGGACGCAGCTGTTGACAACGGTAAGTTCTTCGTTTTCTGGGATGGTGAAAAAGTTAAGACTTCTAGAGCAGTAAATTCATTAGTAACAACTACTGCTGAAAAGAATACACAATTCCAAAAAATCAAAATTGTTGAAGTTATGGATAGTATCTATGATGATATTCGTGCAACTATTGAAGATAGTTATATTGGTAAGTATCCAAATACATACGATAACAAGTGTCTTTTAATTGCTGCACTTAATAATTATTTTGATAAATTAGTTTCAAGTTCCGTACTTGAAGGTTATTCAGTTGATTTAGATATTAATGCTATTCGTTCATATATAGCAACAAAAGGTATCGATCCAAATGAATTAACAGAACAAGAAATCCGTGAAGCTAATACAGGTTCTACTGTATTCTTAAAAGCAACAATGTCAATTGTTGACGCATTAGAAGATGTTGAAATGAATATTACAATTTAATAGGAGGTATTAATAATGAAGCAATATGATAGTAATAGAGTAATCAATGGTACTTTCGGTGAATTGTGGATTGATGGTCAGCAAATGGCACAAACTACAAAGCTTGAAGCAAAAATTGAAATGGATTACGAAGACGTAAACAAATCTGGCTCATTAGCAACTTACAAAAAGATGACATCATATTCTGGTTCTGGTTCTATTACACTTAACCACGTATCTAGTTATTTTGTTGATAAGTTAAGCGAAAACACTAAAGCTGGAAAGATGACTGTTTGCACAATTATTTCAAAATTACAAGACCCAGATGCTTTCGGTTGTGAAAGAATTCAGTTAAGTGGTGTTGTATTTGATGATATTACATTAGCAAACTGGGAAGCTAAATCAATTGGTGAGGAAGAAGTTCCATTTACATTCACTGATTGGAAAGTATTAGATAAGATAGCAGATAATTAATTATTAATAAGAAGGCTATACAGAAGTTTTGTGTAGCCTTTATTTTTTTAACTTTAAGGAGGCAAATATGAACTTAGTAGATGAATTATTAAAATGTGATAGTAAAAAGGCAGACGAAAGACAGACAAAGGTACTTAAATCTAAAAGATTAGCAACAATTTTAGGTGTAGATAAACCTGTTGATATTACAATAAAGGAATTACCACCAAAAAGATTAAATGAAATGATGGCTTTACAGATTGATAAAAAAGGCGGAATTATCACATCAAAAATGTACGACGTAAATTTATTGGTTGCTACAGAATCTGTTGTTGATCCTGAATTAAGAAATGCTGATTTATTAGAACACTTTGGTTGTGCAACACCAAAGGATTTAGCAGAAAAATTATTCGGTTCAGAAATTAATAAAATATCTGCAGAAGTTATTGCAATGGGTGGTTTAAACAATGAAGAAGAAAACGAGGAAGAAATAAAAAACTAATTGAAACGGACGGCAACGTACAAGCTATGTACTTGTTGTACCGTTTTCATCATTGGGAACCGTCTAAATATCACAATATGGAATACGGTGAACAATTAATAACGCGTGCATTTCTTCATTACGAAATTGAACAACGCAATAAAGAAGCGGAGCAATTAAGTAAACATTAAGGGGGATAATAATGGCAAAATTTGTAGATGTTACCCTTAGACTAATAGATGAAATGACTGGCCCATTAAAAACTGCTACCGCCACACTTGCGGCACAATCAGCACAAATCTCAAAAATGGGCCGTAATATACAAAGAACTGGCCGTGCTATATCATCGGCTGGTGCTTCTATGACTGCGGCAATTACATTACCAGCAGCTGCATTAGGCACAGCTGCAGTAAAAAACTATGCTTCGTTTGATGCAAATATGACGCTTGTAAATTCTACAATGGCAAATACTGAAAAACAAGCAAAAGATTTAACGGCTGCAATTAGAAAAGCTGCTTCAAATTCTACTTACAGTATGGAAGAAGCTGGACAAGCTACTTTATCTTTCGCACGTGCAGGCTTGAACGCGGCAGAAGCTGCACAAGCTATTACACCTGCTATGAATGCGGCAGCTGGTGAAGGCGGAGATCTTAATACAGTTGCAAACGGATTAGTATCAACAATCCGTGGTTTTGGCGGAACATTCGACCAGACAACAAGATACGCCGATGTATTTGCGGCTGCTTGTAACAATTCACAGTTAGACATAAATAGTTTATCAGAAGCGATGTCTATTGCAGCACCAATTTTCCACGCTGCTGGATATGAAATTGAAGACGCTTCATTATATATGGGCATTATGGCTAATAACGGTATAGAAGCAAGTGTTGCAGCCAATTCATTAAAAACTGGTTTTGCAAAATTGGTTTCACCAGCAAAAGAAGGCCAAGTATGGCTTGACAGATTAGGCGTTAGCATAACAAATGCTGATGGCTCAATGAAAGATAGTTTAACAGTTCAAAAGGATTTACATAATGCATTTGCTACATTAAGTGAAAGCGAACAAATGGCAGCTGCTTCGGCTATATTTGGTAAAAACCAGATGGCACCTTGGTTAGCATTAATAAATACTGGAACTGATGATGTAAATAAATTAAATAGTGCAATAGCTGGTTCAAACGGATTAGCACAAAAAATGGCTGACGATATGATGGGCGGTTTTGCTGGTTCATTAAAACGTTTATCGTCTTCTTGGGATGTATTCTTAAATACGCTAGGCGAAAAATTAGCACCTTATATCGGTAAGGTTGTGAATGTATTACAAAAAGCAACTGACGCTTTAAATGGAATGAGTGACGAACAGTTTGACGCATTAATTAAGATTGTTGCTGGTTTCGCAGCATTAGGCCCAGCCTTAGTGGTAATCGGTAAAGTAACAACTGGAATAGGAACTATGGTTTCTGCTGTTGGTAAAATTGGTAAAGCTATGAAAGGTGTAAGCTCAATCGGTGGTTTCCTTGCTAAATTAGTAGGTCCTGGCGGTTGGATTGCATTAATTATAGCAGCAGTTGTTTTAATCGGTGTTATGGTTTGGAAGAATTGGGATAAAATTAAACCAATCTTCGAACAAGTTAAAACAGCAATTCAGCCAATCATAGAAACAATAAAAGAAGTTGCAATGTCAATATTTACTTCATTACAACCAGCATTTGAAAAAATAGGAAATATAATAAGTCAAAATATTGGCCCAATAACAGAACAATTTAAAGCATTACTTAATTCATTTGTGCCAGTGTTCCAAATAATAGCACAAGGCGTAGCTGATTTAATTACTGTATTAGGCCCAGTTGTTTCTTATTTACTTCAACAGTTAGGCCCAGCAATATCAGCAATCATTAACTTAATACTTTTAGTTGTACAAAATGTTCTTGAACAATTATTACCATTAGTACAGCCTATAATGCAGGTATTAACTGGATTGATTGAATTTATTACTGGTGTATTTACTGGCGATTGGCAAGCTGCTTGGCAAGGTATTGTAGACATATTTAGCGGTATATTTAACGGAATTAAATCTATTTGTAAGAGTGTAATAAATAGTATTATAAAATCAATAAATGGCGTTTTAAAGGGCATAAACGGAATATCAATACCTGATTGGGTTCCTGGTGTTGGTGGTGCTTCTTTAAAGATTCCATTAATACCACAATTAGCAAAAGGTACTGACAATTGGGCTGGTGGTGTCGCACAAATCAGTGAACGTGGCGGCGAAATCGTTGATTTACCAAGTGGATCACGTGTATACCCACACGATGAAACTGTTAAAATGGCATACCAAGATGGTGCAAACACTGGAAAGACAGTTAACGTATCTATTCCAAAAATTGCAGATACTATCGTTGTTCGTGAAGACGCTGATATTGATAAAATAGTAAATAAATTAGCAAAACAATTAACAGAAGCTGCTGCTTCATTAGGTTCTGCTTCGTTAAATAGTGCTGGAAAAGCAACACCAACGTTAGCAGCTGCGAATACAATGTAGGAGGTATAAAATGGGCGTAAAATTAATTTTTAATAATGATACACTTTTATTGCCTGTAAGTCCTTCATCTTATGAAGTTTCAAATAGTAATAACAATACTAAAATAAACATAAATGCAGTTGGTGATATAAATTTATTAGGTAAGAGAGGCTTATATTCAATAAGCCTTTCTTCTTTTTTCCCAAATCAAAATTATTATTTTTGTGAAACTAGTAACTTATTAACACCTAATGCATATGTAAATAAGATAAAAGGCTGGTTTGAAAATAATAATATTTTACAATTGATAATTGAAGATATTAATTTAAATATGCAGTGCAGTATAAGTGACTTTACGTATACAAAACAAGATGAAACTGGTGATATTTATTTTACAATTTCGCTTGTAGAATATAGAAAAGTTGTTCAAACATTAACGTCTATTGTGTTAGGTGTAAGCCGTATTAATAACGCAAACACAAGCACAAGACAAACTACATCACAAACTTATGTTGTTAAAAAAGGCGATTGTCTTTCAACGATAGCAAAAAGATTAACTGGCAATTCTGCTAATTGGCGTGCTATATATAGCGATAATAAAGGCGTGGTTGGTGGAAATCCTAACTTAATATATCCTGGTCAAACATTGACGATACGTGCAAGCTATTAGGGGGTGTATTATGGCTGATATAAAATTAATTTGTGGTAATTATGAAATTCAATTTGAGAGTGCTACTTGGTCAGGCACAGATACACAAGTTTGTAGACAATTACAATTCAGTGTTCCATATAATCCATATGACCCAAACTATAAAGATGTAAAAGTTAAATTAGGCGATCTATGTGCCTTATACGAAGGAAATAAACAATTATTTGTTGGTACAATAACTTCAAGTGAACAAAAATCAGAGATTGGGCCTTTATCGTTCACCGCGAAAGACTATATGGTGCACTTATTGCGTTCTAATGGTACATTTAATTTTAAAAATACAACAGCGGAAGCAATAACAAGAAAAGTTTGTCAAGAAATTGGAATATCAACTTCTAATATTGCAGAAACAAGAATAAATATCGCTTCAATGCTTGTGCAAAATACTAGTTATTATGACATTATTTTAAAAGCTTACACGAAAGCATATGAAGCGAACGGAATTAAATATATGCCTACAATGCAAGGCCCTAATTTAAGTATTATTGAAAAAGGGCAGCATTGTGGATACGAACTAAATACAAAAAATGATATTTCATCATCTTCATTCACACAAAACGTAGATAATATGGTAAATAAAGTTGTTATATATAATGAAGGCGGCGAAGTTGTTGGAGTTGTTTCTAATGACAGTGATATTAATTCATTTGGTATTTATCAACAAGTATATGATGAAGAAGAAGGTGTAAATGCAAAATCTGCAGCGACAAAAATGTTAGTTGGAATAACACGTAATGCGTCGCTTGAAGCAATTGGCAATACAGCTTGTGTTTCTGGAAAATCAATAAGCATAAACGATAATGAAGCTGGTTTAACTGGAATATTTTGGATTACAAGTGATAGCCATAGTTTTTCAAATGGCGTACATACAATGTCGCTTACACTAAGTTTTAATAACACTATGGAAACATCAGAATATGAAGAAAAGGGGTGATAATTATGACGGATATAGAACAGATAATAAATTGTATGCGTGAACAAGGTGCCGTTAATAATTTACCTCCATTACAAATAGGAACTATGACAGGCCCATATTCGTGCCGTGTTGGTGATTTAAATCTTGGTGCTGATGATTTATATTTTGCAGAACACTTACTATATAATATTTGCCGCGAGGTAATTGTAGAAGAACAAACAAAATATACTGAAAATTATACAGTTAGCATAAGCATACCAGATGGCGGCGGAACCGATACAGACACACATAGACATCAATATAATTCTGTTATTAAAGATAAAAGTAAATACTTGTCGCCATTAAAAAGCGGTGATTTAGTATTAGTTTTACCATATAGTGACAGTAGATATATTGTGATAGAAAAATTAATAAGTTCAAGGGAGGTACAAGAATAATGTTTCCTTATGATTTGGACGTTGATACTATAGATAATGTAATTAAAAAAGAAGATAAACCAGCAGATTATGAAGTTATTTTTCAAACAGATGAACAAACTGGACAAACTACTGGCACATTAACTGGGAATAAAATAACAGGAATTCCAGCGATAAAACAATGGATTTTTATAGCATTACAAGTCGCACGTTATAGATTTCCACAATATTCCTGGGATTATGGTAATGAATTACAAACATTAGTTGGTAAGCAAAATTTAAAAGAAGTTTCTATTAAAGCAGAGGCATTCGTTAAAGAATGTCTTTTTGTTTACCCTTTTATAACTGCAATAGAAGATTTTGAATGCGAACAAGGTCAAGATTTTATTAAGTGTTATTTTACGGTGCAAACTACATACGGCACTATAAAAGACATGAATGTATATATATAGGAGGTAGTTTGAATGTTCGAAGATAAAACATATGACAATATTATGAACGATATGTTGGCTGATATTGATTTGGATGTTCGTAAAGATGAAGGTTCTTTAATTTTTAACAGTTTATCAAAACAAGCATTGCAGCTAGAACAGGCATATATTAATTTATCTTATTTATATGACCAGATATTAGCTACAACAATGAATAAAGAAAATTTGATAATGTATGGCGAAGAACGCGGAATTATTTACAAAGACGGTACACCTTGCTATCTTGAGTGCAATATTTTCAAGAAAACAAGTGAAGAGCCCATTGAAATAACAGTTGGTATGAAGTTTTATTCTGGCAATTATACATACGAAATATCACAAATATTAGATGTTAGCGGTGTATATGAAATAAAATGTACAGAACCTGGAAATATTCCTACACAAATTGGCCGCAATATTTATCCAGTGGATTTTGTAAACAATTTCGGTTATGGAATAATCACAGCTTTAAGGGTGGCTGGACGTGATGACGAAAAAATAGAAGATTATAGAAAGCGTGTTGTCGAAAGCTTTAACCCACGCGGATTTGCTGGTAATAAACGTGCATATATAGATAAAATCAATGAATATGAAGGTATTGGCGGCTGTAAAGTAAAACGTAGAAACCCAGAAACTGGGCTTATTGATATTACAGTCCAAGGTTCTAACTTTGACCTAGTACCACAAACATTAATAGATAAGATCCAACAAGATGTTGATCCAGCTAGAGATGGCGAGGGTGATGGCTGGTGTCCTATCTGTCATCGTGTGAATATTCAAAGTGTTGCATTTGGATATATTGGTGTGTTTGCTACGATAAAATGCCAAGACGGATACACATTAGATAGTACTATGGCAGCTAACTTAAAAGCAGAAATAAATAATTATTTTTACGATGTAAATAAAGAATGGGCAAATAAAAATACGTTATTAGTTACCCCAGCCACATTGTTCACTTATATGCAAAGGGTTGAAGGCGTAGAAAGTATTTTACTAGAAAACACTTCTGGTGAAAATATTTCATATGTTATTTACAAAGATGCCGCAGGTGTAAAACATAGAAGCCAAGTTGCTATTACAATCCCTTCTAATGCGATAGCTGTATTTAATCCTACATCAGAATATGAGTCAGCATTCGTTCAGGCATTATAAAGGAGGTAATTAAATGAATTCTAATACTTATGACAAAATAATGGAAGATTATTTAAATTATCTACAAGATTATTATGATGGGGCGTTTACTTTTAATGCCCCTGATATTATTAGATTTATCAAAGATATCGCCAATATTTATGATGTCAACGATGACACTTACGCAGAATATAAGCAATGTGAAAAACAATTTGACGTTGATAGATTTATTGATTTAATGTCTGTTGATATGGTTGAAAAATATGAAAAAATGATGAATTTAGTTGTGCTTCCTACAATGACGATTGAACAAAGAAAGCAGCAAATCAAAGATCATATAATCGATGAATTGTATTATTCATATAATATTTTCGTTAAACACATCAATAGAATGTTAGGCACGACTAACCAAGATAATAGGCCTTATCAGGAACTTCGCGACAGTTTGGGATACTATACATTTTTAGCTGATACTGACGCAGAAACAGCAACTTTAAGACTTGGATTAGAACGAAAAGAATGGGCAAAAATAGTTTTTGATTATACTGAAAACATAATCCCATACAATATGATTTTGACAATGTACATTGATTATAACCGTTGGGGTGGTGATGACCCACGTCATAGAATTAAATGGTTTTCTATTGGCGATTTAGAAGCAAAAGAAATAACTTACAAAAATATGTATGATGAACCTTTATATTTAAAATATATGCTTAATGAAGTAAATCATGAATAAGGAGGACAAATATGAAACACACACAAATATACAATTTCAATCAACCAGAGATGGACGATAAAGTTTCATTAGCGTCTATACAAGATAATATAGACAAAGTTGACTCCGCAATTAAAGAAAGTAACGATACAAATGACGCAATTGAATATGAAGATTACGCCAAAACTGCTGATTTTGATGCAGATATAGAAGACATTGAAGAATTTAAACGTGTTGTAAACACAGAAGGCTTCTATCTAGACAAGGATTTATGGAATACATTAGATTATCCACGTGCCGACAAGCACGGTCTTTTAACTTCGCACGCCGCAAACATATTAAAAGAAAAATTAGATAGTGTAAAAGCGTTAAAATTTGACCTTGATACAGAATTAAAAGCTGTAAATAATGGTCTTGCGAATACAACAATTAAAGATAATATCATTACACAACCTATTGATTTTTCTAATCATACTGCTACAACTTATGGAAATACGTGTATTATTTTTCCTAAAGCATATGGATTAAATTCATATTGGGTTGAAGGAACCAGCAGAATAGAAAGAATAATTGGCACAAAGCAAATAACTGCAGTAGATAATTTACGCAACATAAAATACTTTGTAAGTAATGCCAATTCTGGCTATATGTCTGGAACTGTTGGGTTTGAACCAACAATGACTTTTCCTTTACTTTTACAGTGTGCTAAATATCCACACGAACCAGGTTTACGCTTAATGGTTAGAGAAGATAATAATGGTTTTATTAGAACAAATGGTAAAAAGACATTATATAGAAATTTAGGTGTAAATAATGTATTAACTAATGCAACTGTTTTTTATATAAGTAATACGATAACAACATTAAAAAACGATTGGAACAAAAATACCAATATAGACACCATATACATAAGTAATTCAATTACAACTTTTGAAAGTAATTGTTTTGATGGTATTTCAACAATATATTATGTTGGCACTAAAAGCGAATTAATGCATAATAATGCGTTTATGGCGGCTTGTTCAGCACAAGGCGTTGACTTTATGACTATTTATAATAATAACGTTGTAGCAAGCGGCCCAGCTGGTGGCTTTGGTGCATATGACGCTTCAACAACACTATTAATTACCTGGAATGATCTTACGGCATCAGGATTTGATATGAATGAAGCGTATGAAGATTTAAACACCTGGACAATGAAATGCCTTATGACATTTGGTTCAGATGATTATATATATTACAACAATGACACAACAAATCAAATAGTTGCAATGAGTGTAAATTATAAGACACCAAAAAGCAGTATTACTGTAAATGTAAATGGAAATATTAGTGGTTGTGCACAAGATAAAAAGAACAATTGCTGGTATATGGTAGTAAATAATAAAGTTTTCTACACAACTAACGGAAGTGATTTCGTACAAGTTGTTGCTAGTGGTTTTACAAATTCAAATATTGATAATGTAATTTCGTGCAATGGTAAAATTTACGCCGTATCTGGCACTAATATTTTCATTATAAATAACGATAATTATTCATTTTCATTGGAAAACAGTCATAATATTAATGTAGGATTTACAATTCAATCACTTTTAACGAATGACATACACGTTTTTATTGTTGGCAATACTACAAATTCAAATGTTTCATATTATGAAATAGATGAAGCAAATAATATAGTCCAAAATACTGTATCAACTTCGCACCACGGTTCTGGTCCAGAAGTTCCAATAAGAACTGCAGATAGTAATTTTATTGCTTTTATAAATGGCGGCTTAATTATTATTACAGATAATTTTTGGATTATTACAAATTCACAAAAACAGTCAATTAATTCATATTTAAAAGTGCTTGGGGTAAATTCACCAAACGAATAGGAGGCAACAATGATAAAAAGTGAAGTAATTAAATTAGATTTGCCAGAAGAAAATGACTTATGGTCAATTGAACACTATTCTAATAACTACCAAACTTTTGAAGATTGGATACACGGAATATTAACAAAATTACAAGAAATTGATGAATGGGCTGTATCACAAACGGAATTTGAAAAAATGGAACGTGTAATATACGACTTAATAAATTCATCAATGGTGTCTCTAGAATTTCAAGACAATAGCGAAATGGTATCATCTGCGTGGGCTGGTGTTTTATTAGACGCTATTATTAGTACTTGTTATAACAAAGTTGCGTACACAAGTATTAGGAAGGATATAGAATTAACAAGCGGTTCTTCTATATATAATTTATTTAGAAACGAAATAAATAGGAGGAACTTATAATGGGAAATACTGAAAATTTTAATTTTTATAAACCAGAACAAACCGACCCATATAATGTGGTCGGTTATGGTTTTGGTCCAGACGACACATTTGAAAATTTGATTTTATCCGCATTAAAAGATGATAGTGTAAATGTTTTAACTAAACAACATTACGCGGAAGTTTTGGGAAACTTCGCACAAAAAATTAATTTATTAGATAATTGTTTAGACAAAACAAGAATTACAAATGTTATTAGCGATAGTGATACAACACACGCAATTAATTCGCAAAAAATATATCAATTAAAAGGCGAAACTGAAGGCGTTGAAAAAGATTTAAATGGAAATGAGTCAATCGATGACAAAATTTTTATTAAGCTAACAGAAGACATAACAAATAATACAAATGACGTATTTAAGTTAAACTGTAACGGCCTTGACTATTACTTTTATTCTAATTCATCTGGCGAAATATTTTACAAAGACAAATTAAATAATGGAAGTGACGTATTCACTGACAGAATATTATTTAAAGGCAAAAATATAGTAAAGTATTTTTCAGAATTTTACGGCCAGGAAATGTATTACAGTGTTTATGATAATAAGGTATATGTAGCAGATGACGTTTTTAGCGAACAAGTGACTATGTTAGACGCAAACGGCACTTCAAATCACTTTATTAAAGAAGTGAATGGTGCATTATTCTTATTAAAAACCGATTCTTCTGGATTACACGACATTGAATATTCAACAGACGGACACACATTTAGAACGTTAAATCTACCAAGTGTGTTTGATGTTGATGATGCTAATGTATTTTATGTACGCGAAATAATGGCGTTTTTCATATCAAATGATGATGGATATTATGTAAAATTATCAAATGGAATGGCTACACAAACATTAGTAAACAGTAGTATTACGATTGGTAATGGCACGGCAACACGTGAAACAAAATTATTTTATAATGGAAAAAATATTTATTCAATAGCAACATATAACGGCGACAAGGTTTTAGTAAAACATGATTTTGTAAACGACGTTAATGAAGTTGATTGTATTTTACCATTTAACACCACAGCAAATTTCACTGAATGCGGTGGCGGGATTTTTTATCTTAAAGAAAAGGACTTTTATGTTTATTGTCCAACAATAAAAACATTTAAGAAAATATATTATTTTACGCAAAACAACGCTTCAAGTAAAATCGAGAGTAATGAAAACGGTATAAGTTTCAATAAGTTAAACAATAGCCCAGCAGTAAAGTATTATCTCTGGAAAGAAAATGTTTATTCACTCCGTGATTTAATAGAACAATTTGGCGACAGCGTAGTAGAACACTAGGGGGTATTTAATTATGGACGTTTTAACACAGTATTCTTTTTGGCAGTTGGTAGCTATTGTAGTAGCAATATCAGCAGCAGCAAAGGCAATTTATGATTTTATTTTTTGGATATTAGATAAATTCGATGTTTATCATAGTCAAAGAAGCAAACAAGAAAGACTTGAAGAGCAAATTAAAGAAAACACAGAAAAGACTGAAGACATTATTAAATATTTAGATAACAACGAAAATAAAATGAATAAATATTTTGATATTGAAAAAATAATGATACGACACACGTTGATTTCTAGCTGTGAAGAATATATTACAAGGGGTTGGCTATATACATACGAATTACAAGCGTGTTTAGACTTGTATGAAGTATATAAAGATTTAGGCGGTAATTCATACTGTACAACAATGATAGATAAAATAAAGGAATTACCAATCCATCAAGAACCTTAATAGGAGGTAGAAAATGAAAGCATATCAAGTAAAAAATAATGCGTTAAAACTTGTTGGCGAAGCGTCAACAAAATATGGAACTGGCAAGATTTATACAGAAAAGGACTTTAAAAATGAAGTTCTTTCTAACTGTTATGGATACGCACTTGTCCAGGAATTAAAGAAAAAAATTGGAAAGAAAAGTTTTAATGAAATAGCGTTTATCAATTATGCATTAGGTACTACATATAGTAGTGTAAAAGATGTAAAAGTATCAAAAATTGATTTTTCAGATATAAAGGTTGGTTGCGGTGTTTCTTATAATGGCTGCATCGGTATTTTTGTTGGCGATGATGAAGCTGTATTTGCACAAGGCGTATATAATGGCATAAGAAAAGTCAAAATAAAAGAATGTGACGCATTTACTTTTGATGATGTTGATTATACGGTACAGAAAAAGAAAACTAAAAAGTATTCAACAGAAGAAATTGAAGAATTTTTAAAAAATGAAGGTTAATTAGATCCCGTCGTACGACGGGATTTTTTTTAATTGCTTAAAATCATTTGTAGAGTTATTATTGATGTACCAATATGAGAAAGGTGGTGCATTAAATGAAGAATGCAAATGGAACTGGTTCAATATCAAAACTTAATAGAAAGAACCTGCGTAAACCGTATATGGTTCGCATAACACAGAATGGGAAGCGTACAACGCTTGGTTATTATTCTACGCAAAAAGAAGCACAAGAAGCACTCGCGTTATATAATGCAGGTAATACGAAGAATAATTTAGATTATAAAAATCTTACTTTTTCCCAAGCCTGGCAGATGTTTCTTGACGACAAAAACACCAATAATTTAAGTGATAGTACGTTACGTGGCTATAATTTTGGTTATGCACTTATAAATAATAGTGTTCGCAATAAAAAAGTTATGGAAATTACATTGCACGATTTACAACAAAACTGTAATGAATTGGCCAATAATGGCAAAGGATATCACACACTTCGGAAATTTCGTTCCATCTGTTCTATGGTGTATGAATATCTAAATAAAAATAATATTACTAATGTAAACCCTACACAATATCTTGATATTGGGAAAAGTCCACGCAAAGGCGAAGCATTAGTTTTTACTGATGATGAAATTGATAAACTATGGATTGCATATAATAAGGAAGGAACACAGAAAACCAAAGAAGCGTTAATGATAATTTTAATGCTTATGTATAATGGTTGTCGTATAAGTGAATTTCTGAATTTAAAAAGTGAAGATGTACATATAAAAGAAAGATATATTGAAATAAAAAATGCTAAGACGGAAGCAGGCGATCGAAAAATTCCTATTCACGAAGGAATGGTTAATTTCTATGAATATTTTTTGAATTATGAAAATCAATTTTTGATAACTTTTGATAAATATGAAGGCAATGGCGAACATAAAAGAAGAAAATATACATATGCAAATTTTCGCGACAGTTATTGGGATCAAATTATAGATTTACTTAATTTAAATGAAAATCTTACGCCACATAATTGCAGAAAAACATTTTCAACTTTACTTAAACGTTATGGCGTGGATATGACTTATCAAAAATTAATTTTGGGTCATACTGGTGCATTAACACTTACAGAAAAGACTTATACTTATGTAGATATAAAACAATTAGTAGAAGCAGTAAATAAAATACCTATAAAGCCATATTAAAATGTTGGTATATTTGTTGGTACATTTATATTTTAATCCATTGCAAATACTGAAAAAAATATTTTCAAAGAGATAATACAAATCAAAAAATCAATTTTTTACAAATCATCGCAACCCCAGAAGTATCAAGGCTTCTGGGGTTTTTCTTTTTCAATTTTCTACAACAAAATCTTAAAATAATCCATTTAAAACTACATTTTTGGTACACTATCGGCTCACTATTGGTTTAAATCTTTCATATTAAAAATATGGGAGGTATTTTTTTATGCATATTATTGAAGACACAAGACAAAAAATAGGTAAACACGATTTAAAAAATAAACAAATGGAAGATATGGAAAATAACATTGTGCGTTGTAAATTGCCAGTTGGTGATTATGCACCGTTCCCACCAATTTCGATAGACACAAAACAAGACTTAAACGAATTATATACGGATGTAGTAAGTCAACACGTTAGATTTAGAAATGAATGTATTTTAGCACAGGAGAACGATTGTAAATTAATAATTTTAATTGAAGACGATGATGTACATTCACTTGAAGAAGTAAAAGACTGGAAATCAAAGATCCGCGGCACAGCTGTCTTCGGCGACAGATTATATAAAACACTTTGCACAATGAATAAAAAATATGGCGTAGTATTTGAATTCTGCGATAAAAATGAAACTGGAAAACGAATAATTGAAATTTTATCAAAAAAAGCTATATAGAGAAAATCCGTCGTACGACGGACTGTCATATTAATAATGTAAGTTAAATAAATAAATAAATTATTAGGAGGATTTGATTATGATTACATTAACAAAAGAAATGGCAGACAAAATTTTTAACAACGGTGATATGAAGGCAAAAGATGTTTATTTTGGAGCATTCGGTTATTCGTTTCATAAATTCACAAAATTCGTTGACGAACAGAATGACACAAATGTGATAATCGAAACAATTACCAACGTCAAAAATGGCAAAGAAACAAATAATTATTATAGCGACGATTTATCAAACGAAGCAGGAATTATGTTTTCATTAAAAGAACAGATGAAAAGGGACCCAGAAGGCTGGTGTTATCTATCTGGCGATGGTAGCTATACAAAAATAAAATAAGAAAAGGAGAATGAAATGTTCAGCAAACACGCTTACGAAAATGCTTTATTGCACAAAGATTATTATGAAGAAACTTTTGAACGTCTAAAAGGTGCAATAAATGAAGAAACAAAAAAGATGTTTTTAGAAAAGATTGATTATTGGGATAAAGAAATAGAAAAACAAGAAAAGGAGTTAATGAATGGAACAACTTAAATCTCTAGTGAATATGTTAAATAAATATGCTGAATTATATGTTGAAAAACATAAAGATGACCAGGAAATTAAAACACTAGGAAAAGAATTATCAATCCGATGTGTTCGCAGAATGTATTATTTCTATTTAAAAATGGCTGATAAATACGACGATAATCAGACATATTCAGAACAAGAATTAAAAGATTTAGCGATTGATGCGGTTGATTATTTTTATGAATCAAATATTAACCCATTAAAATATTTTTCATAATTTGTCAAAAACGATCATATTAAATATACAAAGTAAAACAAGAAAAAAGGAGAAACGATATGGTATATAAAATTTGTTACAGAACAAGCAAACAAACAGTCAATAGAAAATTATCTGGTTATAAGACAGAAACACATAAATCTTGTACTTGTACAATTCCAGAAGCATTCCTTGACCGTATAGGTGTGTCAAAAGATAACAGATTAGTTGATGTATCTATTAAAGACGACACGATTATTATAACTAAGGTTGAGGAGGACTAATTTTAATGGCTGACAAAATGATAATACCAGAGGGATATTTTTGCACAAACGTAGATGGGTTAGGAAATTTTTACGGTCAAAAAGGAATTCACGTAGATAAAGTTTCAAAGGTTATTTCACAGAAAGATAAAACGATTTGTGGATTATTCGTTGTGAGTGCCATACTTCGTGATGAATTAAATAACTGCGAATATATTGAATTTAAATATTTAAAAAGCGGTAAAGCGTATAAAGAAGTATTTAAGGGCGACCAATTTGGTGAAGCAAGCTGTATTTCAACATTAACGGCTGCTGGTTTTCCTATTATCAATAAAACATTATTTTATCAAGTTGTTCAATCAGTTAAACTTGCAATTAGTGTTTTTGAAGATGTTAATAGTAAGTCCGTTGAAACTGATAAAAATTTTATTGTTAGACACGGAAATGTGTACATTAAATATGGATATCAGCCAACAAGTCACGGTTATGATTTAACACACTTTGTTGATAAAAGCGAAATAATTAGATACGGAAACCAGGATAGTGTTGACCTTCCATTATTTGAAAAGGCGGGAACATTAGAAGGACAAAAAGAAGATATTAAAATAATCGCAAGATATTTTAGACCAAAACACATTTTACAGTCCGCTTTAGCTATTATGTGTATGCCAGTTGTGCTTCCACACATCGGACAGTTGGAAAATCCAGTTTATTGTATTGCTGGACCTTCATCAATTGGTAAGCAGTTTTTATCTGCAATTCAGTCTAGTATTTGGGGCTGTTCAAAAATAAGATCTGGCGGAATAATGCGTGGCGATGATACAGATGCAGCTTGGACGCAGATATTAAACAGATTAAATTCATTGCCAATTATTAACCCAGAAATGCAAGATATAATTAATAAGTTTAGTGCTAAATACATTGCCGATATGTTATATATGTTTACAAAAGGAACATTTGGCGAACGTGCAAAAGGTAATGAAAATGCATTACGTGGCGACAATAGAACTTGGCGAAATGTTTGGTGCTTTTATTGTGAAGCTAATCAGTTCCAAAAAATAACTGGTGGTGCAAACTACCGATATATAATGTTAGATTCTGGATTGGTTGATGGTGAAACATTTATGCAAGGCGAAGGCATTGTAATTGATGATTTCAGAGTGAACACAGAAACAAATTACGGTTATATTGGCCCTTACTTTACAGATAAATTTATTGAGTATTCTAAGACACACAATGTTTACAATGAATGGAATAAAATTAAAGAAGAATGTAAAAAATATTTATCAAATGTGAAAAAAGCAAATTCTATTGGCTTGTTACTATACACATATAATCTAATGATTGACTTTGGTGCATTACCACAAGAATTAGGAAAATTAGAAGTTGAAGAATATTGTAAATTAATAAATGAAGACAATGTTAACCGCGACCCATTTAATGAAGTTTTTGGATATTGGGTGTCAAACCTTTTAAAAGATCCTTCTATGCGTAGAATTGATGAAGTTATCAATGAAGACGAATATAGAGCATTCGCAAAGACAACTAAGGAAGTTCGTGGAAGATATGAAATTAAAGACAATAGATTAACCGTATATATTCCAGAAGATAAATTAATACAGCAGTTAGATAATATTGCAAATGATTTAAAAATTGATGGTTTTGCGTTAAATAAAAAGACATTAGCTAAAATAGGTATTTTGCAAAAGAACACAGAAGGCAAATATACACACAAGAAGAGAGATATCACAAGGGTCTACACGAAAGAAAGGGGATACGAAAAAGTTCTTATTCTTTCTATTCCATATGAAAATGATGTAGAGCCAAAAATTACAGATTTAAATATTAAGGATATAATCTAATCCCGTCGTACGACGGGATTTTTTCTTATCTTTCCAGTAATAACAGTCATATTACTTATGAATAAAAAAAATAAAAGGAGTAATATGGTGGAAGATAAAGACTTGATAATAATGTACTTAAACGGCGACGAAAACGCCTTTAATGAACTATATAAAAGATATTTACCATATAGACATTCATTAGCATATAAGTATAAAAACAGCATTCAAAATTATGATTTAGATGATATTCTTGCGGAATTAGACATAGCATTTTTACAGGCAATTACAAAGTTTGACACAACGCGAGAAGATGTTTCATTTTTTACTTTTCTAGGGTGTGTAAGCACAAATTACATAAACCAAATTTATAGCCGCGAAAAAAAGAAGATTAAAACAATAGATATTTCGAAATATCAAGAAGAAAATCAAAACGATATAGATTTAATTGTTGATGAAGACGACAAGATATTAAAAATCGAAAATTCATTAGACCAAGAAATTTTAAAATTAAAAATAATAAATTTTTTATATTCTAAAAACATAAAAGAAATAAACATAAATTTATTCGTTGATTTCTATTTTAACGGCTACAATCAAAAACAATTATCTGCAAAATATAATTTAAAAGTTGGCAATATTGCTGATAGATTAGCACGTGTAAAAAACACAATTAGAAAGGAAACAGATTATGACTTACGAGGATAAAATCGAATATTTAAATAGATATAAAAATACAGTATCAAAAATTGATTTTTTAAGTGAAAAAATTGATTTACTAAAAAGTAAAGTTTCAAGTGTTGGCAGTCCAACATTAAGTGATATGCCAAAGGGTGGCGGTCATTTAACCACTGATGATATTGTGTGCGAATTTGTTGAACTAGAAGAGATATTAGCTTTGACAATACAATTAGCACAAAACTACAAAAAGCAAATAATTGCGACGATAAATGAAATTGATAATACCAAGACAAAAAACATTTTATTAAATTATTTTATAGATAATAAAAGTTTCAAGGATATAGCAATTTTATACGATTGTACAACACAAACAATACGAAATAAATATAAAGACGGAATTGAAAAAATTGAGATTTAACACGATATTTTTTATCTAATGACAGTATAATATAAGTGTAAGATATTTCTTTTTTATTAAACAACCTTTCTTTATTTGCGGAGCTTGCAGAAATGCGGCTCCATTTTTATTTGTTAGTATATTTTATTCAAAAGGAGGTACAAAAAATGAATTTTATTATTGAAAACTGGTATTTAATTTTTACTGCTATAGTTTGTGGTTTTCTTGCTGGTGTGGGTGTGTATGTGTTTGTTAATTATCCTACATCAACAAAAATGGAAAAGGTAAAAGAATGGCTTTTATTTGCAGTAGAAAAGGCAGAAGAAGAATTTGGTTCATCAACGGGACAGCTTAAACTTCGTTATGTTTACAATCTATTTATTACAAGATTTCCAGGTTTATCTAAATTAATATCTTTTGAAACTTTTTCTATGTTAGTAGATGAAGCATTAAAGAAATTTAAAGAAATGCTTATTGAAAATAAGAACTTACAGAAGCGAGTATATGGTCGCGAATTAGATGAAGATGATTTAGAAAAAATAAAAAAACAGATTGATTTATAATAAAAGGAAGTGTAACGAATGGAATATTTAGGAATAGACGTTTCAAAACATCAAGGCATAATAGATTGGGACAAAGTTAAGGCAGCTGGCATAAAATTTGCTGTTTTAAGATGTGGATACGGCACAAATAAAGCTTCACAAGACGATGTACAATGGGTAAGAAACGCAACGGAATGCGAACGCCTAGGAATACCATACGACACATATTTATATTCATATGCTGATAGTGTGGAAAGTTCTAAAAGCGAAGCAGAACACGTTTTAAGACTTTTGAGCGGTAGAAACTTCAACGGTATTGTATTTTACGATCTAGAAGATAAAAACACTGCTAAATGCAGCCCAAAAACATTAGGCGATATGGCAGAAGCATTTTGTAGCATAATTACTGCAGCTGGCTACAAAGTTGGTATATACGCTAATAAATATTGGTTCACATCTAAATTGACTGATGAACGCTTTAATAGATGGCCTAAATGGGTCGCACAATATAATAGTGTATGTACTTATGGCGGCGATAAAATGATGTGGCAGTATTCTTCTAGTGGTTCAGTTAATGGCATTTCTGGCCGCGTAGATATGAATATAAGATACACTGACTTACCAGGCCAATCAACAAACCCTGTAATTAATACAGACCCATATGCAGGCAAAACTAATGAAGAATTAGCACAAATGGTTATAAATGGTGAATTAGGAAACGGCGAAGAAAGAAAACAAAAGCTAGGTGCAAGATATAACGATGTGCAAAATGCAGTTAATGCACTACTAAACCCACCAAAGCCAGTTAGAAAATCAAATGATGAAATTGCTAATGAAGTAATTAGTGGATTGTGGGGCAACGGTGACGATAGAAAAAATAGATTAACTGCTGCTGGATATGATTACAATGCAATACAATCTATTATAAATGAAAAGTGCAAACCAAAAAGAAAAAGTAATGAAGAAGTCGCACGTGAAGTTTTACAAGGAAAATGGGGCAATGGAAATACAAGAAAACAGAAATTGCAAGCGGCTGGATATGATTATAGTACAATTCAAAATATTGTAAATAGATTGATGTAATTAGAGTCCGTCGTACGACGGACTTATTTTTATATAAAGGAGGTAAAAAATGAGAATAATAAACGCTAAGTTATTAAAAAACCAATCATTGATTTTTGACAGCGATGTACTTGGCGAAAAATATGACCATAATATAACAAAAATAGTTTTTGATATTGATGAAAAATATAGCGAATACCAATACAAATATATTGTAGTTAAGAACAACGACAGTTTAATAGCAATGTATTTATTAGATGATGAAAATTCGTTCACAATCACACAAAAAATAACTGCTGTTTCTGGCACTTATTCGATGTGTTTAATTATTTTAAAAAACAATATTGAAGACTTTGAAAAAGCAATAGAAGATGATATTGTTTTAGTTTCAACATCGCAAAATTTAGAAGTAATTGATAATGGTTTAGACGGGACAGAACGCGTTATAAGCGAAGATGACCCAAATTATGTATATTATTTTGATACATTAAGCACTGATATATATAATAAGTTAATTGCTTTTATAAACGCAAAAATCGACATAGACAATATTACTGATGAAGTAATTAAAAATCTTAATACGGATGATATCGCACGAAAAGTTGAAAATGATATAAATATTGATAATTATTTCACAAAGGAAGAAACAGAAGAAGAATTAACTAAATATGTAGAAGATAATAAAGATTTATTTAAGGGCGAAAAGGGTGATACTGGCGATGTTGGACCAGTTGGGCCTAAAGGTGAAGACGGTAAAGATGGACAGCCTGGCCCAAAGGGCGATAAGGGTGATATCGGACCTACTGGGCCAAAAGGCGAACAAGGGCCAGCTGGTAAAGATGGCGTTATTGGTAAAGACGGTATCGGTATTAGCAACATTAAAGAATTATCACACGCAAATAAAGAACATCGAATTAGATTTTATATGACAGACGACACATATAATGACATATATCTTTATGATGGTGAAGACGGTGTTCAAGGTGAACGCGGTCCTATTGGACTTACTGGGCCTGCTGGTCCAGCTGGTAAAGACGGAATTAATGGGCAAGACGGCAAAGATGGAAAGGAAGGCCCACAAGGTGAACGTGGTTTACAAGGTGAAGCTGGTCCTATTGGCCCACAAGGCCCAAAGGGTGATAAAGGTGATGCCTTTACTTATTCCGATTTTACTCCAGCACAATTAGAAAGTTTAAGAGGACCCGCTGGAAAAGACGGCGAAGATGGTCAAAATGGTGATAAAGGTATAGGAATATCAAAAATTGATTTTGTTGAAAGTGCAGAAGATAGCGGAATAAACGTTTTATCAATTACAACTGACGATGGTGTTAAAAAATCATTTAATATTAAAAACGGTTCAAAAGGAAGTTCTTTTACTTATGAAGATTTTACAGATGAACAATTAGAAGATCTACGTGGTCCAGCTGGTAAGGATGGCACAAATGGTATTAATGGTTTAGATGGACAAGATGGCGTTGGAATATCAAAAATTGATTTTATTGAAAGCACTAAAGACGGCGGAGCCAATACGGTTAAAATCACATTAACTAATGGATATGTTAAAACATTTGAAATTTTAAATGGTTCAAAAGGCAGCACTGGGGAGCAAGGTCCTAAAGGAGATAAGGGTGATGATGGATATACGCCAGTTAAGGGTGTAGATTATTTTGATGGGCAAGATGGACAACCTGGGCCAAAAGGCGACGCATTCACTTATAATGACTTTACAGATGAACAATTAGAAGCATTGAAAGGCCCACAAGGTGATGCTGGAGAACAAGGTCCACAAGGTATTCAAGGAGTTGCAGGTCCTAAAGGAGATAAGGGCGATCCTTTTGTTTATAGTGATTTCACACAAGAACAGCTTGAAAGTTTACGCGGCCCACAAGGTGTTCAAGGCCCTTCTGGTAAAGATGGAACTAATGGTGCAGACGGATATACCCCAGTTAAAGGCGTAGACTATTTTGACGGTAAAAAAGGCGATAAGGGCGATAAAGGAGACCCATTTACATTTGACGACTTCACAGATGAACAATTACAAAGTTTAAAGGGTGAACAAGGAATACAAGGCCCAGTTGGTCCTTCTGGTAAAGATGGATACACACCTATAAAAGGTGTTGATTACTTTGATGGTGAAGATGGCAAAGATGGCCAAAACGGTAAAGATGGTGCTAATGGTAAGGACGGTATTAATGGCAAATCAGCATATGAAATAGCTGTTTTAAACGGTTATTCTGGCACAGAAACTGAATGGCTTGTTTCACTAAAAGGCGATACTGGTTCGCAAGGTCCTAAAGGCGACACTGGTCCAGCTGGTAAGGACGGTTCTAACGGTGTGAATGGTACTAATGGCAAGGATGGCAAGGACGGTAAAGATGGCGTTTCTGCATCGCATTCTTGGAACGGTACAACATTAACAATAACTTCTGCAAGTGGAACATCTTCAGCCAACTTAAAAGGCCCAAAGGGCGATACTGGTAGCCAAGGACCACAAGGTTTAAAAGGCGATAAGGGCGATCCAGGCGATGATTATGTTTTAACAACAGCAGATAAGACTGAAATAGAAAACACTGTTAAAACAGATATCAAGGCGTATGTGGATGAATATATTTTAGGAGGTAGTTTTTAATGAGTTATACAACAGTAAATGAATTGATGACAGCAATAGCTAACGCGATTAGAAACAAAAAAGGAACTACTGAAGAAATTGCAAGCCAAGATATGCCTAATGAAATTGATAATTTACCAATTATGATATCAGTCCCAGCTACAACTAAGGCTAATGGAATGAAAGATGGTAAATCAGAAGATGTATTTGGCGGGCTAGGCATTGCTAAATTATATTATACAAATAAAATTAAAGTCGGCAGCATAAAACAAACTTTTAGACTATTATCAGGTTGCGAAATTGATAACAGTACTTTTTTAAATGATGTGTTTTCTAAAATAGATTATTATGATGATAAAGAAAAATATAGTAAAATTGACTATTCAAATGCTGGTTGTGCGGAAATGTTTGATCGTGCATATATTACAAGCGTTGATTTTAGTAAAATAAATAATTTTCATCAAGCAAACTTTTATCACATGTTTTACAATGTGCAACGACTAAACAGCGTAACGTTCCCAGAAAATTTTGAAATATTATGTTTAAATAATGCTTTTTTCTACTGCCATCAGCTCAAAAATTTAGACTTTTCAAACGTTAGTTTTGCTGATATAAAAGATTTTAATTCTGCCTTTGGATATAGTGGAATTTTAAATGTTCCTTCACCTTCTGTACCATCTAATAAGGCCGAGTCGTTATATCAAATATTTTACGGCTGTAGTGGTTTAACAACAGCAAATTTTGAATTCATAAGAGGCAGTAAACCTACAACATTATATTATGCTTTTAATGGTTGCAGAAATCTAACTAGTATTGATTTCGACGCACTAGACACAACAAATGTTACTAGTTTTTATGGTGCGTTTGACTATTGCACAAAATTAGAATATATTAAAAATTTTTCTTGTGATAATTATAATGGTGCAAAAACAACAATGGCGGTGTTTAGTAGCATATCAACATTAAAAGAATTTAGTTGGAAAAGCGGGCACTTTCCAGGAATGTTAAGCGATCAAACATTTACTTTTAATATTTCGTTTCTTACAAACACAGACTGGTTTGAAAGCTTTGTTAACACAATAGGAACAAATACTACTGGGAAAACCATCACTATAAAAATTAAAAGTAGTGTTTTTCAAACGTTATCAAAAGACAATCCAGCAAAGATAAGTGAATTAATGAATAAAGGCTACAACATAGCAATGGGATAAGGAGATTTATATGGATTTTAATGTAATTTATGCACCAGACGGATATATGTACGCGTCAAAGGATAGAACAGATTTTTTCAAAGGCATTCTTTTTTGTGAAAATGGCGGTACAATAGACGATTATGATTTAATAACAATTGAAGAATATGAAGAATATATGAAAGAATTAGAAAAAGAAATGGAGGAACATACCGATGACGAAAATAGAGAATAAAGATGGAAGTGTTATTGTATCAGCAGATGAAGGAAATGTTTTTTGTTTTACACTAAGCTACGAAGATTATAAAAATAATAAATTAACACACGGAATGGAATTTTATAAATCATTCAGAACAACAAAAGATTTAGTTGAAAATGCATTGGTTTTATATAGCGAGATTAGTGAAACAGAAGCACAAAAAATTAAAGAAAGTATATAAATTATAAAAAAAGGTCCTTCGGGGCCTTTTATTTTTTTGCAATTTTCTTTATATAGAAAAATTCCGTCGTACGACGGACTGTCATATTATTAGTGTAAATAAAAATTATTAAACAAGAAGGAGATTAAATGATGAAAAATATTAAAGAAGAAAATAGAAATGATTTACACTTTGTTCCTTTCGTAGTAGGTAGAACTTATAAAGCCGATGGTTCCGAAGTTGTATGTACAAAAAGAACTAAATGTTATGCAGAATTTGATGTTTATTGGGGTTGGAACAACACAAATATTCCAGATAGACACGAAAGATTAAAAATTAACACATTTAGTGACGGTATGTCCGAATATGTTTTTTCAGATTGGTTTATGACACTTCACAGTACAGACTGTGTAGAATATGCAGAACAACTAATTGATACACTAGAAACGATTGAAAACTGTTTAGCATACGCAGAAATTATAGATGTTGCAGAAGATGTAATTTCTTATTACAAATTTCAAAGAACTGAATATTCTAAACCAATTTATTTTGCAATTAATGCTATTGGAATTACATTAATTAACAGTGAACAATACGAAGAAGTTGATAATAAAAGACAGTGCGAAGACATCGATGAACTTGAAGATAAAATTATTGATTTTATTATAAAGAAAAAATGCGACTATGGATTATTTTAATGGAGGAAAATGATATGTCACAAGAAATTAAAATTTATAGAAAATATGAAGGAACAAATTGCAGACACAAATATAGTTATTATATTGTAGATGCGGCAGAAGAAATAGACGAAGAACGCGGGTTCCTTTATATGGGTAAATCTTATACATCGGCGTTTACTGTGTTTAAATTAGTTCAAGGCAAATATCCTAAAAGTTTATATAATGATTGTTTTATTGGCGAAGACCCTACTTTTGTTTGTGTCAATTTTGAAGAAGTGGTTGAATGGGTAGCAGAAGAAGTTGGGTTTAAAGAAGCTGCAAAGGCGGTTAGAGAAGAAAGAAAAAAAGCGGCAGAACATAAAATTAAAATATTAAAAGAACTTCTTGATGTGATAACCGAAACAGATTACATATATGGTTTAGCAACAAGCAAAACATCACCTATTCGTTATTGTAGAATTAAACGTACAGAATTTTCAAAAGACTATTATATTGATTTTGATACATCAAACGTTTTTATAGATAAAGATGAATATGAAAATGTAATAGCAGCTGATACACACATTAGAGAAATTAAGCTTGAAGATTATCAACGTGATAATGCTTATTATAAAATGCGATTAGAAATACATAATTTAGAATGGGTTTTGCGATAATTTTCCGTCGTACGACGCGATTTTTAACACTGCGGTATTACTTTTTGTTGTACTACGGAATTTTTCGCCGCACATTCTTCCAAATCCTTCATATTATTTATAAGGAGGATCGAAAATATGATAAAGATTATTAATAATAATTATTTGCATCTAAATCGGACTGAAAAACGAAAAAAGGGCATTTTAAAGCTTAATAAATTCTTTTCGGCTATGTGCTTTAGCTTTTCATTGCCAAACGACTATAAAACATATCTTGATGGCGAATACATCGACATTTTCTTTTGTGCAAGATTTGGCGGTATTGTAATAAAAGAACACCAGACAAAATATGACAAGCTTATTGGTGCTAGAAATACAAGTACAGTTAAAACAACAAAATGGCGTGGACAAATTGATTTTTCAGCTAATGTCGGTGAAGAACTTGGATTTTATGAAGATGAAGTTAAGATAATAAAATACGAAAAAGATGGCGTTAAAATGTTAGTAGTCGTTCCATACCACAACGGTCTATTTTTTAGATGTGATAATGACGCTGTATTAAATACAAATAAATGGTTTAACAGTGCCATAGATTAAAGAAAGGACAATATACGATGTTTATAAACGAGAAAACAGATCTAGTACAAAAAATAAATATATTAGATAAATTAATTGAATATATTGATGAAAGGCGGACAAAAGATAGCAATTATTTTGATTGCAAAGATGAATTAGAAATTTATAATGATTTTTCTTTATCAAATAGTATAGATATTGATATTGATAATATTTCATTCACATTAGATATGATAGAAATCGGAAAAAATTTTAGAAAGGGCACTAAATAAATGAATAAATTGATTGATATGGCATATGAAGCTGGTAAAAGTAAGATTTTTGTAAATAACGACACCAAACAAATGGTGATCCAAATCAAATGGGATGGGTTACCTGGGGCAAGATATTTGATGATTGATAAGGATAAAAATATAATAGAAATAAATTTAAACGATGCAGAAATTTATATTGATAATCCGCGTTTTGAAGAATATAAAATAGAAGAATTTTTATATAAAAGTTTATTATTAGATTATTTAAACCACTAAATATAGTGGTTTTTTATTTTATATAATCACAAGATATTGTAGGTGTGTGCGTACAATCGTTTTTATTTTGGTTTAATTAGTAATTAATAGATTTATATTTTTGGCGTGATTACACAGAAACCGTCGTACAACGGAATTTTATTTTTCATTTTTATATAAAACAATCATATTATTAGTGTAAGAGATTTTTCTTGTTTAATAAATTTAATATGTATCGACTGGGGTAATAAAACATTTTCATTTTTCTCCGATTCTTTATATGTCAACTTTCTATACAAATAACACCCCAGGCAAAAGAAAAAGAGCCGAAAGGCTCTTTTTTCTTGCATATTATTAGTGTAAATACACACAAGAAAGTAGGTAAAACAATTATGGGACAGACAGTTTCCGTCGTACTACGGGATTTTGAAACGTTGTTTGCCGAAGAAGTTGCTGAAAAGATAGCGATAGAGAAAAGCAAAGAAAAACAATACTTGAATGATTACAGAAAAATTAAAGAACGTTATGTAACGGGGTTAAAGGGCGAAATAGCCGTTTTAAAACTATTGGGCTACAATTATAAGGATATTGATTCTGAAGCCTATAAAACGCCAAATAAGGCTGTTAAAGACTTATCACGCATAGGATACTTTAATACAGAAATTAAATCAGTTGAACAAGGAAAGGCACACGTTATCTATAAGATGAACAAAACAAATCAAATTCTTTGTGTCGTTGATAATGACACGGTCGATGTGCTTGGTATAGCGACTATTGATATATTAAATAAGTATCAAGATGATGAATTAATATTAGATAGTAGATTGCGAGCGAAAAATTGGAAGACTGGGTTTTGTGGATATGAAAAATTAATTCCATTTAACTCAGATATACTTTGTAAATTAGAATGGGCATGATGTCCATTCTTTTTTTGTGATTCCACTTTTTTTAAAAATAAATTGATTTTTTGTGATCTAGACACAGATTATGGTAAGGATTTGAAAAAACCTGAATTGTGCAATATGCACAAAGTAAAATGTGCTTACAATCAAAAATAGAAGATTTTTCTCCCAAACTGGGAGAACGATTCTCCCAGTTTTTTAAGGGTGGCGGAAAAATTCACAGTGTTCAAACCCGCATAAATGCTGGGTTTTTAAAATAAATTACACTTTTCTCCTAAAAAAAAAAAAATAAACATATAAATATATATATATATATATAAATATACAATATATACAAAAATACAAAATTTCATATAATGCATTTTTAAAAATATATAGTTTCTTTTTTTGAAAGTACGCGAAAAAGTGGAAGACCCCACGCAAACCCAGTAAAATCAAGGGTTTAGGTCTTCCACTCCCATAAAAAAAGAGGGAGAATGCCAAAAAAGAGGGAGAATGCCAAAAAAAAACAGGTGTAAAAATTTAAAAACAGATATAAATAAAAATGGCTATACAGAGAATATATTTGTTTTTCACTTCTATCATATTATGTGTATAGATGATATTAAAATAAGGAGGTATTAAAATGAATAAGAAAGTGAAATGTATAGAAACAGGTATCATTTATAACTCAATCAAGGATGCATCTTTAATTACTGGTGCTAATAGTAAAGACATAGGTAAAGCAGCTAACCATTATGTAAGGCCTTACGACGGCAGACTAATTGATAAAGCTGGCGGTTACCACTGGGAATTTGTTGACGAAAATGAAGGGTTAACAGAAGAACAAATATATATTAATAATATTATCACAAAGTTAAAAAAGATTAATCTATCATATGGACAGTCTTCAATAAAAAATGCATTAATTAATGTAATATATTATATTGATGAAATCGAAGGCTTTGAGCCCATAGATGAAATCGAAACATTATTAAATGATATTATTCTAAAAGAATACAACGAAAAGGATGGCATCATAATAGACGTTTATAATTGTGTAAGATATATTAAAAATAATTTCCAATAAAACACGATATTTTTTTTACATTATTAATATAATATAAGTGGAAGAATAATTTTTCTTCTGGATTTTATCTATATACCATATTAATCCTTAAGTTCGTACGCTACGACGCAAGCTCTGGCGTATGAATTTTTTTTTATTTATATGGTGTGTTGTAATATTCGTATGCGGTTACATACAAAAGGTAGGTGATGAATTCTATGAATATAAGTTGCCCGTATTGTGGTAAGATACACGACCGCAAATTTATATGCGATAAAAAAGCCCAGGCAGAAAAAGAACGGGCTGAAAAAAATAGCCTATATAAAAAATACTCGGCTACAACAAAGTGGCGTAGACAAAATAAATGGGATAAAAAAGCAATACAAATTAAGAAGCGTGATAAGTACTTGTGTCAGTGTTGTAAGAATAATATATGTATGGAAGAAGGACGCCAATACAATAGCGATAAATTATCTGTACATCATATTGTTCCGCTTGTAGAAGATTATAGCTTAGGACTGGATGACAACAACCTCATTACGTTGTGTGACAGACACCACGAGATGGCAGAAGCAGGCGACATCAGTCGTGACGTGTTGCGATCATTAATAAACAATGATGATGACGATGACTATATCTTGTTGTGGTAGCGGACCCGAACACTATATGTTGTGCATACCCCCCGCTTTTATAAGTCTGGAAAGTATTGATTTTACTAAGGC